ATCCAAACCCTGCTCCTACCTCAGTATTTGCTGGTGGAATAGGTGGTGGTGGAATGGGTAGTAATGGAGGAAATACTCCATGTGGAGGTACACCAGCCCCTTCTAAAACTGGAGTAGTAAACTCAGGTGGTGGTGGAGGAATGTACTATCCAGGCGATTTAGGAAATGGTGGATCTGGTGTTGTTTTAATTAAAATCCCTAGTGCAGCATATCCTTATGTATCAATTTGTGGATCTAATAGTTTAGTACCAACGCCATCAGGTGGAGTGGCTCATTTTGTTGCTAGTGGTACATTAACGGTTGATTAATATTTTAAAATAATATAATACATATGTATAAAGACATATGAACTTAACGAACTATTATTGGTACTTTCAATCAGCAGTTCCCTCTAGAATTTGTGATGAAATTGTTCGTTACGGCAAACAACTTCAAGATCAAATGGCAATAACAGGTGGTTTTGGAGATAAAAAATTAAATTCAAAACAAATTAAAGATTTAAAAAAGAAAAGAGATTCAGATATTGTTTGGTTAAGTGAGCGTTGGATTTATAAAGAAATTCAACCTTATGTTCATAAAGCCAATGCTGCTGCAGGATGGAATTACCAGTGGGATTTTTCAGAAAACTGTCAATTTACACAATATAAAAAAGGACAGTATTATGACTGGCATTGTGATGGCTGGGATAAACCTTATCAAAGACAAGCTGGTGATCCTTCTAATGGAAAAATTAGAAAACTATCTGTAACATTAACTTTATCGGATGAAAAAGATTATACAGGAGGAGAATTAGAATTTGATTTTAGAAACTTAGATCCTGATAAAAAACCAAACATTAGAAAGTGTAAAGAGATATTACCTAAAGGATCCTTGGTTGTATTTCCTGGATTCGTATGGCATAGAGTGTGTCCAGTTAAAAAAGGAACCAGACATAGTTTAGTCATGTGGAGTTTAGGATGGCCATTTAAATGAAAAAGAAAAAAACTGAGACATTCCCTACACAATTAAATAGAGAAGATTATTTTCAATGCCCTATATGGTTTGCAGATGCTCCTCAATTTGTTGAGGATTTAAATAAAGCATCTGACTCTTATATTGAAATAGCCAAGAAGAATTTAAAAAAAGATATAGCTAAAAGAAATAAAAAGTTTGGAGATAGAGGAGACATGGGTCATGTGTTTCATTCAACTCCTTTAGTTGCAGACCCTAACTTTAATCAATTAACTAATTACATAGGTGCCACAGCGCATAATCTTTTAGTAGAGATGGGTTTTGATCTAACTAATTATCAATTGTTTACTACGGAAATGTGGGTACAAGAATTTGCTAAAAAAGGTGCAGGTCAGCATAGTTTACACACCCATTGGAACGGCCATATGTCCGGATTCTATTTTTTAAAAGCTAGTGAAAGAACATCAAGACCAATATTTGAAGACCCAAGATCAGGGAACATGATGAATCTTTTACCTCAAAAAGATACGACTAAAATAAGTTATGCTAGTCATCAAATTAATTATGAAGTAAAACCTGGAAGAATGATATTCTTTCCCTCATACATGCCTCATATGTATGCAGTGGATATGGGTTATGAACCCTTTAGGTTTATACATTGGAACTGTCAAGCAATACCTAAAGGAGTATTAAATGTCCAAAAAAAATAAAGTAATTAATATCATTAAACTAAAGGACATCGATCCCGTTCGAGCTGCATATATTCATGCAACGCTAGGACAACATCCTAAAAAACATAATTCAGATTTTGTTGAAACGTTGATAAATCATAAATTAGAGAAGAAGAAAAAGTATAGCGAGCACAATAGAGATACTAGATTTGACCCTTTCAAAGGAACTAGTATAGAAGGAAAAGATTAATGCCATTCAAAAAGGATAAATATAAAGTATTAAGAGGAGCGATATCAAAAGAACTAGCTTCATTTGTCTATTCTTATTTTTTAAAGAAAAGACAAGTAGCTCGATTTTTATTTGATCAAAAATATATCTCACCCTTTACAGAATATTGGGGAATATGGAATGATAACCAAGTTCCCAATACCTACTCTCATTATTCCGATACAGTAATGGAAACATTGTTAGAAGCTTTAAGAGAAAAGATGGAAAAAGAAACGGGATATAAATTAAATGAAACTTATTCTTATGCCAGGATTTATAAGACTGGAGATGTTCTTCATCGGCACAAAGATAGATACTCCTGTGAAGTCTCCACTACCTTACATTTAGGGGGAGATCCGTGGCCACTTTATCTAGATCCTACTGGTAAAAAAGGTCAAGCGGGTATCAAAGTAGATTTAGAACCAGGTGATATGTTACTTTATTCTGGATGTGATCTCGAACATTGGCGAGAAGCTTTTCCTGGTAAAGATTGCGGACAAGTTTTCTTGCATTATAACAATTCTAAAAAGAAAACCGCTAAAACAAATAAATTTGATGGGCGTCCTTTCTTAGGACTTCCGGCATGGTATAAAGGCTTTACAGTCCCTAAAAAATAGTTTATAAAATAGTCTGGCAGGAGGCAACTCCACCACAGACGTCTCCTGCTTTTAACATTTGAATTCCCCTTAGATCTGGTATAAATGATAATAAATAGGTTTTAATATGCTACAAAAATTAGGGTTCTTACCAGGATTCAACAAACAAGTCACAGAAACCGGAGCTGAAGGCCAATGGTCTGATGGTGATAATGTTCGATTCAGATATGGTACTCCTGAAAAAATAGGGGGTTGGCAACAGTTAGGGGCTGATAAATTAACTGGTGCAGGAAGGGCACTTCATCATTGGGATGATAATGCTGGTATTAAATATGCGGCCATAGGCACTAACAGAATTTTATATGTTTATTCAGGGGGTATATTCTATGACATACACCCTATTAGAGTAACGCTTACAGGCTGTACTTTTACAAGTACCGGTTCTTCAACAACTGTCACCGTAACATCCTCAGGAACTAATGGCTTAAATGATGGCGATATCGTTCTGTTTGATGCAGTGACCGGTCTCTCAGGATCCACTTTTACCAACGCTACTTTTGAAGACACAAAATTTATGGTAACGTCGGTGCCTACCTCTCTTACTTTTGAAATTACAATGGACGTAGTTGAATCAGGAACACCTCTGGCTGCCAGTGGTTCAGCTTCAGTCTTATGTTATTATTCAGTAGGACCTGCTAAACAATTAGGGGGTTATGGTTGGGGAACCGGTTCATGGTCTGGAACTTCTCCAGGTCCTGCAACTACTACTCTGGCAACAACACTTCCTGATGATGCTACTACCGATGTCGTTCTAACCAGCTCTGCGGCTTTTCCTACATCAGGAGAAATTAGAATTGGAACAGAAGATATAAGTTACACCGCTAATGATACAGGAACAAATACTTTAAGTGGAGGAGCGCGTGCAGTTAATGGAACAACAAGAGCTGCTCATACCTCTGGAGTAACTGTCACTAATATCACAGACTACGTTGCATGGGGCGAAGCTTCTTCTGCAGATTATACAATTGATCCAGGCCTATGGGTTCTGGATAACTACGGAACAAAATTAATAGCATTAATTTATAATGGCTCATGTTTCGAATGGGATGCGACCGGGTCTACTTCTACAAGAGCCACGCGGATAGCCAATACTCCAACTGCATCGCGTCATGTATTAGTTTCAACACCCGACAGGCACTTAGTATTTTTTGGAACCGAAACAACTATTGGATCCGGAGGAACACAAGATGATATGTACATCCGATGGTCTAACCAGGAAAGTATTGATGCTGCTGATTCTTATACTGTTACAGCCACTAATACAGCCGGCACACAAAGACTTGCAGCAGGCTCAGTAATTATGGGAGCTAAAAGAGGTCGGGATGCCATTTATGTATGGACTGATACGGCTTTGTTTTTAATGAGATTCGTAGGCCAACCATTTACCTTCTCGTTTGAACAGGCAGGAACTAACTGTGGTCTTTTAGGAAAGAATGCGTCTGTAGAAGTTGATGGTACCTCTTACTGGATGTCAGAGAATGGTTTCTTTGCTTACGATGGTCAGTTAAAATCAATGCCTTGTTTAGTAGAAGACTTTGTTTATGATGGACTTAATTCAACTCCTAAAGACCTAGTTAACTGTGGATTAAATAACTTGTTCGGAGAAATTCAATGGTTCTATTGTAGTACAGGTTCAGAGGTGGTGGATCGAGTAGTAACCTACAGCTATGTAGAATCCAAAATGCATAAACGACCTATCTGGACGACGGGTACCTTAGACAGGACTGCATGGGCCGATTCGGCAGTGTTTGATAAACCTCATGCGTGTAACTATGATGATAGCGATAATGCATCGTTTGATGTTACCGGCAACACAGACGGTACCACTATATACTATGAACAGGAAACAGGGACCGACCAGGTAGACTCTGGTGGAGTCATCACTGCTGTACTTGGAAGTATTACTTCAGGTGATTTTGATATTACCCAAAGAAGAAGCTCTCAGGGACAAGTAATAGGCATGCCAGACCTTAGAGGAGACGGTGAATACATTATGAAGATACGAAGATTTGTACCTGATTTTATTACTCAAACTGGTGATACACAGGTAAGCCTAATCACCAGAAATTTTCCAAACGATAGTGCTGTTACAACGAGCTTTACAATCACATCGTCTAGTGATAAAGTGGATACTCGCGTCAGAGCCAGATCAATCGCGCTTAAGATAGCAAACACTTCATCTGCAGAGAATTGGAAACTAGGAACTTTTAGATTAGATATACAACCCGACGGGAGAAGAGGATAATGGCATATCAAGGACAAGATCTTACAAATTATCAAGCAGGAAATTACTATCTTCCACAATTAAAATATTCATTACCTTATGACGCACCAACAGCAGAAGAAGACCAAACTGCTACTGCTACAGGTTCGGGAATACCTTACACTAAGGCATTTACTAATAGCGGAGGTGGCGATGGCGGTGGCGGTGTAGGTCCTTTGGATCCTTACACAGCACAGACATCTGGAAGTTATGTAACCAATAGAACTAATTTTGGGAACACTGGTTATATTCAGGGAACAGAACCTGAAGAAACTTACATGGATAGGATAGGGGGCTATATTAAAAGAGGAATAGGTATGGCAATTCCTGGTGCAAATTTTTTAATGGGTATGGCACCTTCAAGACAAAAGAGATTAAATGCAACAGACAATGCTTTTATTGATATGCAATTAGCTAATCAAGAACAGTCTATGCATGGTGGTAATCTAACTAACCAAGATAGATATGGTTTTAATAAAGAAAGTATGTTTGGTAACTATGCTGATAAAGTTAAGGAAAGAGCTGATATAGCTAGACGGAAAGCAAAAGAAAACATAGATGACCCTAACTACAAAGTTAGACCGATTGATGCATATTATTTAGAAAAAGAAAAAGAACAAGAGGACATAGATAAACAAATAGAATTTAATAATTTTATGAATCAAAGGGTAACTGCTAATAAGTTGAGAGAGCTGGAAGCGAAAGGTTTTAAGAATTATCCAAGTGGTGGGGATATACATGGTGATGGAGATACTACAACTACAACTACAACTACAGATCAAAAGCAAACTGGTGATGGTGGTGGCACACAGGATCAAGGTGGATATAGCACACGAGGTGGATTCACTGGTGAAAAAGATCCTACTAGTGGTGGTGTAAGAGGACATCATGGAGCAGCTCAAGGCGGAAGAATAGGATATAACAGAGGACGAGTAGTTAATCCTGGTGGGTATGCAGGTGATACTGACTTTACTACGTGGCTACAAAAACAAGATATAGATATAAAAACCTTAAATCTTGATGACCTTACTAGCCTCCAATTAGAATGGGATAAGATACGACCAAAGCATTTAGATCAAGCTGACGGTGGAAGAGTACGTTTCTTTTATGGAGGAATAGCAACGGCATTATAATGGCAAAGATTGTACAATCATTAACTAGAGCTTCTCCTGAATACGAAGAATCAACTTTTCAATCACTCGTCCGGGACCTTGACGGTGTCATAACAAAATTAAATACTTCGTTTCAAGACGAAGTCAAACAGGAGATAGAAGCGAAGAGTTTCTTTTTAGAATAGTGGCTGTAATAAATGAATACAAATTTTATGGAGCAACGAGTACGAGTGCTGAAGGGCCTATTACTTTATTAAATCCAGGAGCTAATGAAACAGTTATAATAAAGTCTTTACATGTAACTAATAAGTCAGGATCTAATACACCTACTATAACAATTACTAACAATGCTTTTCAGGTTATTAATACTCAAACGTTAGTCGCAGCAACCAGTGTAGAAATTCTTACTAACCCTATGGTAGTACAAGGCGACACAGTTCTTTCTTATACAACAGCAGGAACAGTGACTGATGGGGTAGACATAACAATTAGTTATTTAAACATTAAGAAGGAGAAGGTAGACTAATGCGAGAACTAAAACCAACTAAAGTAATAACAACTATATCAAATCTTAAAACAAAAGAGGTGTATAAAACAGAAGAAGAGTGGAAAGCTAAAGGAATCCCTGAAAAAGACATCAGAAGAGATGTCCGAGTAATCATGCCACCTCTTGATTTATTTAGTAAAACAAAGTAAGCATAGGATTTAAGGCAAAATTATGACAATATCTAGAATGCAAAACCCGCAACAACTACAAGGTATAGGAAGTCTAAGACAACCTTACGGTCTAGGAAAATTAGTTAAGAAAGCTTTCAGAGGTGTCAAGAAGATAGCTAAAAGCCCACTAGGTAAGGCTGCTTTGATAGGTGGTCTAGGCATGTATGGTATGGGAATGGGTCCTTTTGCAGGTGGTAGTTCAATGTTTGGTGGTAAACTTGCAGGTATGAAAGGTGCAGGTTTTCTTAAAGGTTTAATGGGAAAACAATTAGGTACTAAAACACTGGGTGGCTGGGCGAACAGAATTTTTAACCCATGGCAAAGTGGAAATTTTAGTGGCAAGCATGCATTCGGATTAGGAGCAGCAGGATTAATTGCAGCTCCCTTTATTCAAAAGAAATTAGGCTGGGGTCCTTATCAAGATGAGGAAGAAGAAGGACCGGATTGGTCAATAACTCCTGGTAGTATTTCAAACATTGTCAGCCAGGCACGAGCTCGAGATCCAAGTTTAGATTTTTTACCTTCGTCTGCTTATACTCAATCAGGATGGTACGGAGCTGATGGTGGTAGAGCTGGTCTGCTTAATGGTGGTGAAGCAGGTGAAGCACAGATGGAACAAATGTTAAGAGCGGAATATCTTAAGTACAGAAACCAAGGCGGTACAATGCCTTACGAACAATTCAAAATTTTAGTAATGAAACAAGCACAACAAGGTCAGACACC